CGAGCCGTACAAGACGGCCAATACACGCGCTGCCATATCGCCTTTGTCGTGGACACAATCAAAGAGATGTGGGATGCAGTTGCACTAGAGATCGAGCAATCACCAACACTCAAACTGGCGCTAGTTCCATCCATTGATCTGCATTGCCCACCGATCTACACGCACCGCAAAACAGTCGTGGGCCATCGTGAGGTAGTCAAATGGACAGGCGCGGTACGTGCACTGATCACAGAGAAACGAATAAGCCACGCAGGGCAAGCGCAATTGATTGATCAAGTTGAGCGCGCTGTTGCAGTTAAACACAACGGTGTACTCACGTTGTCTAGCACTCGATCACCGGGCGATATCTCTGCGTGCCGCGCAATGGTGTTTGCTGTCGCTCTGGCATCAAAACCTATCTTTGCAAACAAGCCCACCATTGTCAGCGTCTAGCCTCTAATGTGTGATATGGCATCGGCCTGATGCTTGCTTATCGTCGGGATACCGCATCGCATACCGGGCCGATGCCACCACAAACTAGACAGATTGTGACACACTAAGAGCATGGCCATATTCTCTAAAACTAAAGCGGCGATCTCACCACCGCCAACTAAAGCCGCTGCTGCTGGCTCAAGTTATGGTGGCAATCAAGGTGCTGCAATGGTGGGCCAGTATTACACCTACACAGAGGGTGCACTATTTGCTCAAGCCATGAGCGTGCCAACAATTGCGCGCGCTCAACAATTGATCTCGTCAGTTATTGCATCCATGAAATTAAAGATGTACACAGAGATGTGGAACGGCGAGGAAATGGAACAAGTGCCGCTTGCGCCTCGATCTTGGCTACGCCGCATTGATCGCGTAAATACAAACAACCATATTTTGTCTTGGACAGTTTCAGATCTCATGATGTTTGGTCGAGCCTTTTGGTACATCACAGAGCGCACCGCCGATGGCTACCCTGCCGCGTTTACACGCTTACCAGCCGCAATGTGCAACACAATGGATCAAGCAGGCGTACCGTCAGGCGTTTGGTTTGCACCATCAAAACAAGTGTATTTTAACGGCGGCGAAATAAACCCTAACGATCTAGTGCAGTTTCTTAACGGTCAACCGGGCATTGTTTACTCATCGGCTAAAGCAATTGCAACATCTATAAAACTTGAGGATGCACGTTACCGCAATGCGTCTAGTGCAATACCGGCTGGAGTGTTGCAGGTGCAGGCTGGATCAGAGCCACTTTCTAGCACCGAACTTGCAGACTTGGCAGCATCGTTTAACGCAGCGCGCGCTACTAACCAAACGGCAGCGCTGTCACCAGAGGTGCACTACATCGAGACAGCCACATCACCAGACAAAATGCTCTTAGTTGACTCAGCAGAGTTTCAGGCGCTTGAGATGTCTCGAGTCTGTGGTGTGCCCGCGTACTTATTAAATTTGAGTATGAATTCGTACAATTACACCAACAGCGTTTCTGCTCGCCAAGACTTGTGGACATTTGGTTGCAAACAGATCGCAGAGTGCATTACACAAACATTGTCTGCCAATAACATTTTGCCGAACAACACTTGTGTTGAGTTTGACATTGACGATTTTATTGATGGCGATTTGATGGAAAAAGAGGAAATGCAAGAGATGCCACAACCGCCACGCAACAATGGTGTACCGTACTCATCATGATTAAATTGATTGCATCGCAAGTAACGATTGACGCAGCCGCTGGCGAAACAGGCCGCCGCGAGATTACTGGCATTGCCGTACCGTATGGTGTTGCCGCCACAGTTTCTGATGGTACGTCAGTGATCTTTCAGCCGGGCAGCCTGCCAGTTGAGGGTAAAGCACCACGCCTATTTATGTACCACGATGCGTCTATGCCAGTAGGCATTGTTACCGAGCGCGTGGACACGCCAGAGGGCATGATGTTTACCGCAAAAATCAGTGCCAGCACGCAAGGCCAAGATGCCATGATCATGCTGCAAGAAACCGTTATCGATCAGGTCAGCGTTGGTGTAAATCCACGCAAATTCTCGTATGACGAAAACGGCACAATGATCATTGAGTCAGCCGATTGGACAGAGTTATCGCTAGTGCCCATCGGCGCATTTGGAGACATGGCCAACATTGCCACAGTCGCTGCGAGTATCCCACAACCAGAGCAAGAAATAAGTACTATAGAAACAGAACCTACACAGGAGACAGAACCCATGAGCGAAGTAACACCAGTCGAGGCAGTAGAGGCAACCATCCCAACTGCACCAATTTTTGCACAAGCAAAACGCACATTTAAGATGCCAACACCGGGCGAATATCTTGCAGCATTGCACGCAGGTGGAGACACTTTCCACAACGTGAACGCCGCTTACAAGGATGCAGTTAAGTTGCAACAGTCAGCATTGCAGGCTGCCGCTGGTGACATCCTTACTACCGATACACCGGGTCTCTTGCCAGTGCCGGTACTTGGGCCACTATTCCAAGATCTCAACTTTGTGCGACCAGTTGTCACCGCGTTTGGTGCACGCTCAATGCCAAACACTCCTAGCAAAACTTTTGTTAGGCCAACAATCACCACGCACACAAGCGCTGCAACTCAGACTGAGGGCAGTGCAGTAAGTGCAACCACAATGGTGATCGCATCTAACACCGTTACCAAAACAACGGTTGCTGGTCAAGTAACGATTACTCGACAAGACATGGACTTTACAGATCCAGCATCAATGAACTTGATCCTTAACGATCTTGCTGGTGAGTACTTGATTAAGACTGATGACGTTGCAGCCGATGCACTTGTTTCCGGCAAGACTGCATCAGGATCAACATGGACTGTCACCGCTGGTGATCCAACATCGTTGATCAGTTCTTTGTATGACGCAGCACGCGAAATTGCAGAGGACAGCAACTACTTTCCAACACACTTGTGCGTGTCACCAGACGTGTGGGAAAAGTTGGGTGCACAGTTGGACAGCAACAAGCGACCAGTTTTGGGTTATGTCACCGATGGCATTATGGGCCAAAACTCAATCGGCAAAGTTGGCGGCATGGGCTACAACAACATGAACGTAATGGGCTTGCAGCTGGTTGTTGATAACAACTTTGCCACTGGCACAATGCTTGTTGTTTACGCACCGGGCTTTGAGATTTACGAAGCACAACAGGGTGTTTTGTCAATCGCCAACCCAAGCACACTGAGCCGCACGTTCTCTTACTACGGTTACTTCTCAACATTTGTTGCCAAGTCATCGTTCATTCAGGGCATCGTAATCGCTTAGTCTGTAGCGGACTTAGACCGCTATGGCCACATACAACACCGCTACAAAACAACTCATTAGCAACTACGCGTGCATCAGCACGTTAGAGCCAACTGACATTGTTGTTGGGCAATCTATAACTGTTGGCTCGATTGGCGCACCGTTTAACGGCACGTTTACAGTGCTCGCGTTGCCACAGTACGAGTACACAGGAATTGACAACACCACTGGCGAGTTTCTTTACAACGAGGATGTAGCACGGCCCAACCAGATCATCTACGCCGCTACAGGTAGCAACGTGGACTATGCAGCGTTTTACGCCGGCACAGTTACCTATACACAAAACTGCACATGGGTTTCTGTAGCGCAACTGATCACATACTTGGGCGTAACGATCAGCAACCCAAGCGATGACTATACGTTGGCTGAACAGGCGCGCAATGCTGGCAACGATTTCTGTTACAGGCGTAGGCAAGAGTCAGGTTATTTTGACAGCCTTACCACGTCACCGGGTCACGATGCCACGCTAGGCACGCTGATGTATTGTGCAGCACTGTGGCGTAGTCGAGGGTCAATAGAAACCGCTTATGCAGCGTTTGACACAATGGGCACACCAACCCAGCAATCACTAACGCCGATAGTTAAGCAATTGTTGGGCATCCCCCGACCAGCGGTTGCCTAATGCCTGCACCGTACACAGACCTACTGAACGAGGCCATAGACGATGTAGCAGCCACGCTGACAGCCGTTAGCGGCTTGCGCGTGGTAACAGACCCAACACGGCTTGTGCCTAATTGCGTGTTTCTGTTAGCACCAAGTTTTACGACCTACGGCGGCAACGGCAACATTGTGACTATGGATTTTCCGCTTAAAGTTGTCGGGTCTGGGCCTGCAGGCTTGCCAGTGTTGCGCGAGATTTTAAGCATTGTCGCATTGGTGCTGGCATCTAAAGTGATCGTGCTATCTGGTCAGCCAGCATCTATTGAGATTGGCGGCGCATCATTCCCGTGCTATGACCTGACAATTAAAGTGCAGGCACAGACAGCATGATCTACACAATTGCCTCTACTAAACTTGGCATCATTGGTGACCCGTTTGTGCCAGCTGACGGCATTAACGTGGCAGCGCTACTGTCTGGCGGTTTCATTGTTGAGCAATCCACACCTAAACCCAAAAAACCTGCTAAAACTAGTACAGAACCTAACGAGGAGATTTAACCAAAATGGCGACATCCACATATCTCAGCAACGCGACCGTCCAAATTAACAGTGTGGACGTCACAGATCAGGTTTCTGCAGCCAGCATTGTGCGCGTAATCGAGGCTCTTGAAAGCACATCCTTTGGAAAAACTTCAAGAGTGTACGTGGGGGGCCTTGAAAACTCAACCGTTACATTAACGATGTACAACTCGTTTGCTGCTACAGAAACTTATGCAACATTGGCTGCACTTGTTGGCACATCTACAACAGTGACAATTAAACCAACTAGCGCTGCAACCAGTGCTACTAATCCATTGTCAACATTGACAGGTTGCTACCTAGAAACCTTGCCAATTGTCAACGCCGCACTAGGCGCGCTAGACACAATTGACATCACGTTTACTGGTGGCGTGTACTCAGTCGCAACGTCATAAAAACAGCCGGCAACGGCCCGACACGAAAGCAGGCACATGAAAGTCAAATTAGAATTAGACCTACAAGACGGTCGCGGCAAACGCGTCATGATCACAAATATGTTTGTGGTATGTGAGTGGGAAAAACTAGAAAACCGCAAAGTTTCAGACGGTAAAGGCATTGGCTACAGCGACATTGCTTGCTGGGCATATCACCTATGCAAGTTGGCTGGTGACACTGTGCCAGACACATGGCGCGAATGGGTCAAACAGCATCCCAACATGGAATTGACCTCAGTTGATGAGACAAACCCAAACCCTACAGCGTTGGCACTTACCGAAGACAACTAGCAGAAATG